GTGACAAAGATACTGCATTAGCACCTTTGTTATTTTATAAATCCTACAATCACTTTGTGACAGGAGCAATATATGGCTGCAAATTTTGTTGAACAAGACGAACTGCAAGAAGAAACCTTTGAGCAGATAGACCAACCAGCGGAACAACCTCAAGTAACTGAGACTCCTCCGGAAGAACCAAAAGAAGAACCCAAAGCTGAAGAATTACCAGAGAAGTATAAAGGTAAATCAGTCGATGACATCATTAGGATGCACCAAGAGGCTGAAAAGCTAATCGGTAGACAAGCACAAGAGGTTCATGAAGTTCGTAGTCTAGCTGACCAATTACTCAAGCAACAACTCGATACTAAACAGCAAAGCAAGCCGGCTGAAACAGTTCAAGAAGAAGATTTCTTTGCTGATCCGAAGCAAGCCGTCTTAAAAACTGTAGACCAGCACCCAGCAGTACTTGAAGCTAAACAAGCATCACTCGAACTAAAGAGAATGCAAACTGCACAGAAACTGCAGTCTAAGCATCCCGACTTCATGGATATAGCGCAAAACGCTGACTTCCATGAATGGATTAAAGCAAGTCCAATTCGTGTTGATCTGTTTACTAAAGCTGATGCTGAATTTGACTTTAACTCGGCGGATGAACTTTTAAGCACCTACAAGGCGATTAAATCAGTTCAGACTGCACAGGTTAAGACTCAAGCAGCAGAAACACAGGCTAAAGCTCAAGAAACTGCATTGAGAGCTGCAGCAGTAGATACAGGCGGTAGTGGAGAGTCCAGCAGAAAGATTTATCGAAGAGCTGACCTTATCAAACTGAGAATGACAGATCCAGATCGTTATATGTCATTGCAAGACGAAATTCTTGCTGCCTATAACGAAGGACGAGTTAAGTAAACTTATTAATTTAGGAGATTTATAAAATGGCAACAGCAGCATACCCCGGCGGTAGTACATCTATCGTTAACAAAACAGCAGCAGACAAGTTTATTCCAGAGATTTGGAGTGACGAAGTAGTAGCTGCTTACAAAAAGAACCTCGTATTGGCTAACTTGGTTAACAAGATGTCTATGCGTGGTAAGAAGGGTGACACTCTTCATATTCCTAAGCCAACTCGTGGCGTAGCTACTGCTAAAGCAGCTAACACCGCAGTTACCATCCAAGCTGACACCGAGACCGAAGTATTAGTCTCAATCGATCAACACTTCGAGTACTCACGCTTCATCGAGGACATCGTAGAAGTTCAGGCTTTGGCTTCCCTCCGTCGTTTCTACACTGACGACGCTGGCTATGCTTTAGCTAAGAAAGTTGACGACACATTGTTTGCTTTAGGTAAGTCCTTCGGCGACGGCGACGCATCTGACTGGACACATACCAACAGCTATTTCATCGACGCATCGACCGGTTTGACTGCTTATGCACTCGACACCGTAACCACATCTGATGTATTTACTGATGCTGGCTTCCGTGCCTTGATCAAGTTGATGGACGATGCTGACACTCCAATGGATGGTCGCTTCTTTGCAATTCCTCCATCACTGCGTGCAGCAATCATGGGTATTGATCGTTATAACAGCTCTGACTTCGTTGATGGTCGTGGTGTTCAGAACGGTCAAATCGGTACGCTCTATGGTATCGATATTTATGTAACAAGCAACAGCCCTACAATCGAAACTGCCGCTGACAACAGCGTTGGTGACGCAGTTAAGGCAGCTATCTTGGCTCATAAAGACACGATGGTTCTCGCAGAGCAAGTCGGTGTTCGTTCACAGACTCAGTACAAGCAAGAGTATCTCTCTACGCTGTACACCGCTGACACCCTCTACGGTGTTAAGACTGTACGTCCTGAGACTGGCTTTGTATTAGCTGTTAACGGCTAATAGTAGTTCCTAGGCTTCCCAGTTTCGGCTGGGGAGTCTTTCTTTAAGTGCATTCGATGAGTGTATTTAAACAAATATAGGAGATAAATTTTGGCTATTTATCGTGGACCCGGCGGATCCGGTGATGCTGTCAACGATGCAGCAAGCGAAGTATTACTAGCCCTAGCCGCTAAAGACGCTGCAATCGCTGCACAGGCTGCTGCCGAGGCTGCTCAAGTAGCTGCTGAGACAGCACAAACTGCAGCAGAGCTTGCAGAGACCAATGCAGAGACTGCGGAGACTAACGCTGAAACTGCAGAGACTAATGCAGAGACAGCAGAAACAAATGCAGAGACTGCTGCTACAAATGCTGCTAGTTCTGCCAGTGCTGCTTCCACATCTGCAAGTAACGCTGCTACATCCGCTACGAATGCCAGTAACTCAGCGTCTGCTGCGTCTACATCCGCAAGTAATGCTTCTTCATCTGCTTCGGCAGCAAGCACATCCGCATCTAACGCAGCTAGTTCAGCCAGCAGTGCTTCTAGTTCTGCGTCTACTGCTACAACTCAAGCAACAAACGCTTCTAATAGTGCTACTGCTGCAGCGACTTCTGCAACGAATGCAAGTAACAGTGCTTCTGCAGCATCGACTTCAGCGACTAACGCAGCTAATTCAGCTACAGCAGCTCAGACTGCTGAGACAAATGCTGAGACAGCAGAGACGAACGCTGCTGCTTCTGCATCTGCAGCAAGTACCTCAGCTAGTAACGCAGCTTCTTCAGCATCTGCAGCATCTACTTCTGCAAGCAATGCAGCTACTTCAGCGACTAACGCTAGTAACTCTGCTTCGTCTGCTTCTACTTCAGCCACTAACGCAAGTAACTCAGCATCAGCAGCGTCTACTTCAGCGACTAATGCTGCTAATAGTGCAACTGCTGCAGCCAACTCAGCAACCGCTGCTGCGAATTCTGCTACACTAGCTGCTAGTTATACTCCTTCGCAAACTGGTAATGCAGGAAAGTTCTTAACTACTGACGGTACTAACACATCGTGGGGTACTGTTTCTGGGTCTATTTCAGTAACTGGCGGTGATCTAACAATGTCAGGTAGTACTGGCACTGCAATTACTAATGCCACTCTTGCAACAGTAAACTCGAACACTGGTTCGTTTGGTTCTTCTACTAGTATCCCAGTCATTACAGTAAATGGTAAAGGATTAATCACTGCAGTCAGTACTTCTTCTGTTCAAGGAGGAGCATCCCTAAGTAATGACACCAGTACTGCTAGCGACTTGTATCCAATGTTTGCTGCTGCGACTAGTGGAACTCCTACAACTGTATATACATCCAATGCTAAGTTACTATACAAGCCAAGCACTGGTGAGTTAAAGGCTTCTCAGCTTGTAGCTACGAATGGAATCATTGCTAATAGTGCAACCATAGCAGCAAACTATACAATTGCTTCTGGTCAAAATGCTATGAGTACTGGAGCTGTTACAGTAAATGGTGGAGTTACTGTTACTGTTAGTTCTGGTAGTCGCTGGGTAGTTCTATAAGGATAAGATATGAGCATTGTTTTATTAGGTTCAACATCAGGTAGTATTACACTACAAGAACCAGCCGTTGCTGGCTCTACGACTATTAACTTACCAGCTACATCAGGAACTGCTTTGGTAGCTCCTACAGCGTTAACAGTTCCAAACACAACTGGCACAGTAATGGTTAGCGGTAATATGCCAGCGTTTAGTGCTTATAAAAGTTCAGGACAAAGTTTATCAAGCGGAACATTTACTAAAATAACATTTGATACAGAAGAATTTGACACTAATAGTAATTTTGCTTCAAGCCGTTTTACTCCAACTGTTGCTGGTTATTATCAAATTACTGGAGTAGTGAACAATAGCACAGGAACACAGACTGTTTCTACAATTTATAAGAATGGTTCTATATTTAAAAACGGAACTAATTCTAGTGCTTATTCTGCTGTGGCTACGGCTTTAATTTATTTAAATGGCTCAAGTGATTATGTTGAGTTATATGGATATTTTGGAACTGGAACTTCTACTGGTTCGGGTGCAGAACAAACATATTTTCAAGGTGTATTAGTGAGGGCTGGATAATGCTATACGACAAAATTAAAGCAATTTACCCAAGTCTTGAAGATAAAGACTTTATGACTGTAATTACACTACAAAACGATGGTGATGGCGATTACATTGCCAAGTGGGAACACCCAACCCTACCTCGCCCAACAGATGAGGAATTAAAATAATGCCATCCATTATTAATGCCACTACAACTACTGGTGTAGCCGTAACTGGAGATACTAGCGGTGCATTAGCACTTCAAACTAATAACGGTACGACTGCTGTAACAATTGATACTTCACAGAATGTGGGAATTGGTACTACTACTCCTTCACAGCGTTTAACAGTAAGAACATCAGGAACAAGCACCTCTGCTGGTGGAAATATTGCAGCTCGAATTGAGAGTAATGGATCTGGTTATGCATCAACCCTCCAGTTTTCAGATAATATAGCAAATAGTGCTTATATCTCAATGATTGGCAGTGCAACTGCTTTTGGTCAAGCTGGCACAGAACGGATGCGTATTGACTCTAGTGGTAATGTTGGTATTGGTAACACCAACCCTAGTTCTTTTTTTTCTGAGGCTAGAAACTTAGTTGTTGGAAGCGGCTCAGGCGGTCAAGGCATTACCATCTTCGCTGGCACAGCAAGTCAATCTCGATTGATGTTTGCTGATGGGACTAGTGGTGCTGATGCTTACACAGGATTTGTTCAATACGACCATTCAAGTAATGCTCTTGCTTTTGGCACGAATGGCGGCAATGAACGGGGTCGTTTTGATTCGTCAGGAAACTTTTTATTTAACTCAGGTTACGGCTCAGTTGCTACAGCGTACGGCTGTCGTGCATGGGTTAGTTTTAATGGTACTGGTACTCCAGCTATTCGTGGTAGTGGTAATGTAAGTTCTATTACTGATGATGGAACTGGTAGATTTAGAGTTAATTTTACGAATGCTATGCCAGATGCAAATTACTCCGCAGTAGCAACTGCTCGTGCTTCAGGTACTGTTACAGGGTTTACTAGTTTACACGACAATAGTGGAGCATATAGCACAACACAAGTTGCTGTTACTTTTTACAGTGCTAGTGATGGCTATATCGACCCACCTATTTTTAATGTTGCGGTATTCCGATAGGATAAACTATGAATCAACGAATTATATTTCCTAATGATAATGGTGGAGTATCTATTATTATTCCAGCAATAGATGCTCGTCAGAAAGTATTAGTAGCTGAAGCAGTAACTGAAATTGTTACACATGATGCAGTCTTAGATGAAGACGGTATTGAAATCAGTGCAGCATATGATGAGACAGTTACTGTAACTCCAGCCGTTTATCGAGACCAGACTGATACTGAGTTTATGGAATGGATTGCTGCCAAAGATGTACTTGCTGGCAAACCATACAAGATTGTGGATGTTTCTGAGATCCCTGAAGATAGAACTTTCCGTAACGCATGGGAGTATCAAGAATGATTGTAGTTAATATTGATAAAGCTAAGCAGATTACTAAAGATCGTCTACGTCAAGAACGTGCTCCATTGTTAGTAGAGCAAGATGTTTTATATATGCGAGCTACTGAGCAAGGACAAGATACAACTACTATCGTAGCTGAGAAGCAACGACTAAGAGACATTACACAATTAGCTGACCAAGCAACTACGCTTGAAGAGTTAAAACAACTTGAGGTGAAATAATGCCAATTACCTTAGACGGCTCAAACGGAATAACAACTCCCATGTACAACGGGAGTATTACTGCTAATGCGGTAACTCCATCCGTTAATATGAAGAACCGCATCATCAATGGTGCGATGGTTATTGACCAGCGTAATGCTGGTGCTAGTGTTACTCCTACTAACGGACAATACACTTTAGATAGATTTGCTATTTCTATTGGTGGTGGCGAAACAGGAAAATTAAGTATTCAGCAAAATGCTGGTTCAGTAACCCCTCCCGCAGGATTCACTAATTACTTAGGTGTAACTTCTTTATCTGCTTATACAGTCCCAACAGCAAATTGGTTTTCTCTACTACATGAAATAGAGGGACTAAATGTAGGAGATTTGGCATGGGGTACTGCTAACGCTAAGACTATCACCCTAAGTTTTTGGGTGCGTTCTAGCCTTACAGGTACTTTTGGCGGTGCTTTAAATAACTCAGGCAACTCTAGAAATTATCCATACACTTATACAATATCTTCCGCAAATACTTGGGAACAAAAATCAATTACTATCGCTGGTGATACTAGCGGAACTTGGTTAACAAATAACGGAATCGGCATACAAGTAGGTTTTGCGTTGGGTGCTGGTACAACTGAAAGCGGAACGGCTGGTGCTTGGACAGCGACTAGAGCATTTTCAGCCACAGGAGCAACATCCGTAGTCGGCACAAACGGAGCAACTTTCTACATCACAGGAGTTCAGCTAGAGGTAGGCTCTACAGCTACTAGCTTTGATTACAGACCTTATGGAACTGAGTTAGCTTTGTGTCAGAGATATTATCAGCAAAAATATGGTTTTGTTGTATT